ATCATTGCACCACTCTCGGCAATGAGTTCCTCAAACGCATATCTGTCTGCACCGAAATAGGTGAAATCAACTATGCCCTCTCTCTTGAGTCTAGACTCATGACCTGTTGAGTGAATCATCTCATGGAACAGGGTCTTGTAGTAGTTATCTACATTCTTGAACTGCTTCTTGAGGGGCATTACTATCTTGTCCTCTGATGGACTGTAGTAGGCTCTATCTTGCTCAACTTCCTTGATAATCAAATCTGTATTGGCATTCTCATAATCTCTGATTACCTTCTCTGCACTCTCGATAGGAGTAACTTCAACTTCCTCTGTTGGAACTCTCCTTGGCTTGATATCGCCCTCTATCTGAGATATATTATATACTCTGAAGTAGAACAGAGAAAAACTGTGGTATACATCTTTCGCTTCACATTTTTCCTTCTTGATACACTCCTCGAGTTTACTGTACCACTTACCTGAACCTTTAGGTTTGAATACGCAGTAGGAGATTTTCCAATTGTACACCTCTGAGTATTTCGTCATCTCATCTGATTTTACTCTGAAACCTGCTTTCACGATTGAGTTCAGAGTAGCCCATTCGTTGCTTTCATACCCTCTCGACTTCATAACTGCGTTGAGGAAAAACTGATTGAATCCCTGATATGCTCTACCTGAGAAGTGATTGATAGGTGCGTTGTCACCTGATTTCCATGGTTTGAACCATTGTAGACCTTCCTTCTGAAGACCCTCGAGAAGTGCCTGTTTGACCTTCTCTGTTACATCGAATTTTTGTGTTTTTTTCACGATTTTCAAATTTTGTGGCTTTCGCCTGTTATATATATATTTCCTGTTTCGCCTTCTTTGGCTCATCAGCACAGGGTCACCTGTGGACAGGGGGGAACCGAAGTCCCCCATCAGATTACCCTTCGAACCCATAGAGTTCCCCAAGAGTCTGAAAGATGTTGTCTCTTCCTACCTCATATTCCTCCTCTGTAATGAAACCTGAGAAAAAGTCTCTCTCGAGTTTGTCCTCAAGGAAAAATAAGTGTTGTGCTTCTTGAGTAGTGTTATCTGTTGTGCTAGTGTTTGAAATATTCGTATTCATATCTGTAATTTTTGTGGCTCTCGCCTGTTTATTTATTTTTAAATTCATGCTCAAATATAGTTCAATTTTCGTTCAATCCAAAATAAATTTCATTCAAATTGTTAATAAGTCAGTTCTTGTCTTTGTAAATCGTTGACTGTCAAGCAGTTAGATTGTTGATAAATATTTACTTTTGTTTGCGTAGATTTTGGTTCGTCAGGGGTTACCGAGGGAAGGTTCTTGTGTTAACTCTCTGTTCATATCAGGCGATACGAGGGAAGGACACCCTGAAACAAATCAACATTTTTCTCTTGAGGTAAATTTATAGCTGTAACAGAGGTAGGAACAATTTATATCTGTACAACAGAGGGAACTGCGTAGGTCTTACAATCGCTTTATATATATATACCCTGTACAACAGAGATGAGCAGATAAAAAACGGCAAAAAATCAGAGTAGCACCTCGAGAAACACGACCCCCCCTACAAAAAAAATTTGTGTTTTGCGTTACGGCACAGCAGCGTGTCGGCATATATAACCCAACTACTCCAAGTGTCTAAATAAATTTATTATCTTTGTAAAAAAAGAATTATGCATTTTAAAATTCCACCATCAATGCAAGGGTATGAAGTAAAGAACGGCAGACTAATAAACAATGCTGCTCCGTTACAGACCGGATTACAAACTGCATTAGAACTAAAGAAATCAATGAAGAGAGCAAAGAAGGTTCAAATGATTGCAGAAGGCAATGAACTAGCAAATGCTAACATAGACTTATTTAAGAAACTATAATCAATTTTCATTTAGTTTGTTGTTTTGATTAGGTAGAGATTGTTTTTAGTAGTGTTTTGACAATCTTGTAATAAAGGGACCACCTCATAGGTCCCTTTTCCTTTTATATGTGTTAACAATAATATAGTTTGTGTTGACTTTGTGTTGACTTTGTGTTAACTTTTTTTTACTTAACTAACTGATAATCAATTACTTAATAATATTTGTGTTAACTTTACAACTTAAAGGGGGTCATAGACGGAAATAAAATATAATGTAATATAAAAGAGAGAGAGAGTATAAAGAATAAAACTTAACACTCAACACTAAAAAAGATTTATTATCTTTGCATAATAATTAAATCCAATATTAATGAATCCAAAAGAACTACACTTCGATAGTGATGGACGAAATAAACTGCTAAGTGGAATTACGAAAATAGCGAAAGCAGTTAAATCTACTTTAGGTCCACAAGGAAACACAGTCTTAATAGAATCACAAGAACATACAGGAGGAATTACTGTGACGAAAGATGGAGTAACAGTTGCTAAATCAATAAACCTATTGGACTCAGTTGAAAATCTTGCAGTAAGAATAATGAAAGAAGCTGCTGATAAAACCGCAACCTCAGCCGGTGATGGAACTACAACTGCTATAGTATTAACTGAATCTTTAGTTGCCCATGGTCTACAACTCTTTGATGAGCAAGTCACAAATAGAACTGAAGTATTAAAATTATTGCAGAGTGAATGTGACAATATAATTAAAAGATTAAAGAAGGATTCAAAAAAAATAACAGGCAAGAAACTAAAAGATGTTGCAGTCATCTCAGCAAACAATGATGATAAGATTGGTAATTTAATTTACAAGGTTTATAGTGAGGTTGGTAAAGATGGTATAGTAACGGTTGAGAAATCAAAGAACCATGAAACTTATTATGAAACCACACAAGGAATGAAAATAGATAGAGGATATAGTTCACCTTTATTTATAAACAATCAAAAACATGATGAATGTATTTATGAAGATATAAAAGTTTTAGTAGCAGATGCAGAGATATCAAACATACTACAAATTGAAAATGCACTAAAGCCACTTATAAATAAAAAAGAAAAACTATTAATCATTGCACCATGCACAACTCAGTTTACAAATACTCTAGCTGCGAATGTAATGAAGAATGGTCTAAAGCTAGTAAGCATACCACCTCCTGAGTTTGGTTACAGACAACATGAACTTATGCAAGATATTGCTTTGTCAGTTGGTGCAACTTATTTTAGCGAAAAGACAGGTGACGATTTAAGTCTCATCAACTATGACGACTTGGGTCATTGTGCCAAGGTGATAGTTGGTCGTGATTCTACAGTCGTCATAAAAGATGAGCATGATAAAAAATCTTCTGAAATAAAAGATAGAGTAGATGAACTTTGGGTGGCATATGAAAACTCAAAAAGAAAAGAAGATAAATCATTTATACAAAAAAGAATAGCTTCACTAACCGGAGGTATAGGTGTTATGTTTGTGGGAGGCAACACAGACTTAGAACAGAAAGAACTATACGATAGAGTGGACGATGCAGTTTGTGCTGTGAAGTCAGCTTTGGAAGAAGGTATACTTCCGGGTGGTGGACTTAGCTTATATCATTTAGGGAATGAATATGAAGTAGCAACTATAGATGAAGAAAATTTAGAAAAAAAAATTGCTTACGCAATTTTAGCAAAAGCTCTTCAATCTCCCTTAGAACAAATACTTTCCAACGCAGGATATGAAAATGTTTATCTTGGAAAGAAAACAAAACAGAACGAAGGGTTCGATGTTAAGAATGAGAGATGGGGCAATATGTATGATATGGGAATCATTGACCCTATGAAAGTAACTAGGTCAGCTTTGCAAAACGCAATAAGTGTTGCTGTAACTTTACTTTCAACCAATGCAATAGTAACTATTAAAAGAAAACAAGATGCCAATATTTAATCACACATTTGAAGCTTTTCATAAAAAACAAAAAGATATAGAGGAAGCTAAAAAGCTTTTGCTAAAAAATGGATACAAAATTGAAAAGCGTAAAAAAAATGAACTGTCCTCATTGCAATACTGAACTTATTTGGGGAGGTGACCACACTTATGAAGATTTTGCAATCCATGATGAAGATGGTATAGTAAGTAACTATACTTGTCCAAATGATGATTGTCAAGTTGAACTAATAGAAATTTATTACGCTATATGAAACCTATATCAAAATATATTTTACTGAACCATATTGAAGAAGAACTAAAAACAGAATCAGGTATTCTCCTTAGTGGAGATGAAGCACAAAAAAGAAGATACCATAAAGGCAAAGTCGTATCAGTTGGAGAAGAAGTAAAAGCCATCGCCAAAGATGATGTAGTTTACTATGACCATCGTGGTGCTCATACTTTAATTATAGAAGGTATTAAGATTACTGTTATTCAGGAGAGGGATGTAGTAATTGTTTTATAAAGTTTCTATATAATTTATCCGTATATACTTTATCAGAAAAAGAAGTAGTAGGTATTACCTCACCATTTAGTTTCTTATATACAGAACTCAAAACTCTTTTTGATTTGAATGATAGTTGATACTTTGCTCGATGTTTACCAACTCTTTTTCTAAATACTTCTATCCACCCCTGTTGTCTTAATCTTTCAAACCTAGATTTATCCCAACTTAATAGTTCGTTGAACTCTTGAAAGTTTTCTTTAGAAAACCTACCTTCAGATTTCAAGAACAATAACATTTCTAAATCTGATGTAGTTAAGTTATATTTTTTTTTGATGAAGTATCTAACGACACGCCAATACTTTAAATAATCTTCAGATTGCATTAAATTAAATTTAGTAAATTTGTACAAAGATAAATATTATGCCGGACTCTGATAAAGATAAAAAGAAAGAAGAAAAGAAAGAAGAAAAAAAATCTACCCTTCAAGAAAAGCTTGATGCTATAGAGGCTGCAAAAAATTTAGCTATTAAAAATATTAATGCGAGGATTGCCACCGATGAGCCCAATAATACTTATAAAAGAAAACCAACCAAAATGCGTAAATTGGTAGGGTTAAAAAAATTCAAAGGATTCAAAGGCGGTGGTAAAGAAAAAAAAGAAGTAGTTTAATGTCTAAAAGAAAAAGCAAAAAGAAAGGTAATAAGATTTGCCCTGCAGGAATAGCTTGGGCAAAGAGAACCTTTGATAGATACCCGTCTGCATATGCAAATATGGCGGCAAGTAAATATTGCAAAGACCCCAATTATGCTAAGGGTGCAAAAAAGAAAAAATAATTATGGATAAAAGTTTAAGGTCAGTAGTGTCTCAATTAAAGAAAGCATCAAAGATGCATTTGGCACAATCAAAAATTATTGAAAAGCATATAAAGGATATGCAGAAAATGTCAAAGAAAAAGAGATGATAGATATTTCAATATATGAAAGACCTAATATTATTGAACAAAGAATATTAGAACTTAAATTGAAGTCTCCATTATCTCCAAAAGAAAAAATCAAATTACAAAAACTACAACAGAGTTATGAGTAAATTAAAAAAGCCAAGAAAGAAAAAAGGAGGCTTAGGTATGCAAAGTGTTATATATGGTTTAGACAATAACCCAAACATAACTGCTGCTGACCCTAAAGCTAAATTTATAGCAAAAAAAAATAAATAAATATTAATAATAAAGTTATGCCAACAGTAACAGTAAACGGAAAGAAAATGGAATTTCCATACACAGCCACAGGTAAACCAAAAGCAGACTACTTCGCTAGATTGCACGGAGGTAAAAAGAAAGATAACCCGGGCTACGGAATGGAAAAAAAATCTTATTAATGGGGGAACTCAAAAAGTGGAGAGAACAGAAGTGGGTTCGTATTGGAACCGATGGTTCTATTCTTGGTGCGTGTGGAACGAGCAAGAATAAAAAGAACCCTGACCGATGTTTGCCTTTAGCTAAAGCAAAGTCTATGACCAAAGCTGAGAGAGCCGCAACAGCTAAAAAGAAAAAAAGAGAAGGCGGAAGTAGAAGACAGTTTGTAAGTAACACAAGTGCCGGAAGAGTTAGAAACGCATAGCGAGGATTGGTATGTTTCACAATACAATCGAAACAGAGACAGTAAAGATTGGGTGAAAAATTATAATGAGTTCAAACAACTTATGAAAGCTTTAAGTAAAAGAGATGGCAGATAAATCTAAAATGAAATGTAATGTTGTTGTAAAAAGCGACAGAGCAGGTAAAAAGAAAATGGTCAAAGCTTGTGAGGGAGGTAAAGAAAAACTCATACACTTTGGAGCCACAGGTTATGGTCATAATTATTCTGCTGCTGCAAGGAAAAGCTTCCGAGCAAGACATAAATGTGGTAGTGCCAAATCAAAACTAACAGCAAGGTATTGGGCTTGTAAAACCTTATGGTCCGGACCGGGTGGAAGCAAGAAGTCTTCTCCGAAAAATAGGCAAGGAAAATATTAGTATATTTGTAGAATAAACTTTTTAAAAAATTATTAAAATGAAGCATCAAGGTTATAACGCAAAACTAGACGAATCAATCGGTAACAAAGATAAAGGTCCTAAAAGCCAAAGCTTAAAAGACCGTAGAGATGAGTCTAAAGGCGAAGAAAAACATTTAAGCGGTCACGCATACGCAGGAGACCACTCAATGAAAGAAGACAAGCACTATCCAAAAGATGTCCACGGACACTTAGGTAGTTTAATTAGTAAATAATTATGGCTGAAAAAAAAGGCTTAGGCGAAATGATTAGCAAAGATAATCAGGGAAAATTCACCGCATGGGTGAAAAAGAATATGCCGGGTAAATCTGTTTGTGCTGCAGCGAGTGCTGTAATGAAGGACAAAGATAAGTATAAACCACCTGTAGTCAAGATGGCTAACTTTGCTAAGAATTTCGGTTGTAAAAAATAATTATTATGGGAAAAGGATTGGTATGGTTGGGTTTAAAAATTCAATCATTATGGAAAAAGTTGTTATGCAAGTTGTTATGCAAATGGAATTGGTTGTTATCTAAATTAATAGTAGATGTCAAGGACTGTCCTGTAGCAGAATGCTTGTGTAAAAAATAATTATCTTTGTGCTATGATATTGAACGGTAAATATAAAAAACCTTTACCTTACAAATCACCAAGAGCCTCAAGAGGACTTGGAGATACAATAGAAAAATTTACAACTGCAACGGGAATCAAAAAAGTAGTTGATACAATTAGTGAAGCTACAGGAACCGATTGCGGATGCGGACAAAGACGGGATACTCTAAATAGGATATTCCCTTATAAAAGATAAAAGAAATGGGATATTTAAAAAATACAATTAATGTTCAACACGCACAAGTACCGTTGGTGACTACTTTTGGGAATACTCCAATAGTAGACCAAACAACAAAGAGTGTCGAGTTTACCATTAGTGCAGTAGTCAATGCAGATAGAAAAATAGAGTGTGCACCAAGTCAGGGTACTGCCAACCTGTTACAAGCAGGGCTAAAACCCGGAATGGTTATTATAAATGCAAATGGTTTTGGGAGAGTAATAGAAACAGTAGCTGATGATTTTATAATAGTAAACGCATCAGGTAACTTTTTTCCCAACCAAAAATTCTTTGCTTACGCAGCAAAAACTGATGGTGTTTTAGTTTATATTGGACAATGTGGTGCAGATGCAGATATAGAGGTTGAAACAGCAGGGGGAGAAACAGTAAACTTTAAGTTTGCACAAGATGCGGCTCCACAAATATTACCTGTTCAAGTTGTAAAAGTAAACTCTGTAGCAGGTGCAGTAGGTAGCTCAGTTTTATATCTATTTTAAAATGAATTATTGGACAGCAGATAACACTACAGGAATTGAAGAATTAGAAGTAACATATGAAGTAGTGTCATGCAATTCGAAGATATAAAACTTTACGGAATCAACTCTAGCGTCTTCGCTATATCTTTTACTGAGATAGAAATGGCATTGAAAATTATCCTCCTTATAGCAACCATCATTTACACAGTCCAAAAAATTTACAACAATTCAAAGAAAGATAAGTCTTAGTGGCTAAAAGAATTACATTCCTTTATTCATTTCGGCACAAAACAAAACGACCCGGTGTTCATTCTAAGAACGCAAGTCGGGGTCAAACAGCCTATAAAAAAAAATATAGAGGTCAAGGAAGATGAGACTAATAGATAAAATTATATTACATTGCTCTGCAACAAGGGAGGGCGATGACTCGGTTGATGTAGATGTCATTGACCGTTGGCATAAATCAAGAGGGTGGCGTGGCTGCGGTTATCATTACGTTATATTGATTGACGGAACCATACAGTTTGGTAGAATGATTGATGAGGTTGGAGCTCATGTTAAGAATATGAACAAATCTAGCATAGGCATTTGCTATATTGGAGGAGTTGAAAAAGATGGCAAAACACCAAAGGACACTAGAACACTTGAACAAAAAGAAAGTATATTAACATTATTGTTGTTTTTAAAGAAATGTTTTCCTGAAGCAACTATACATGGACACAATGAATTTTCTACAAAAGCGTGTCCAAGTTTTAATGTATCTTCGCATTACGGAATGTTATGAAAGAAATATTAAATAAAATTTTTGGTAAAATAGGAGGAGGCATTGCTGAAAAGATAAGCGGCATTATCGCAGAACATACTTTCAGTAAAGAAGAAAAAGCAAAGTTTGAAAAAGATATGACAGAAATATTTATTCAGGCTGAAGCAGATATGCAAAAGAATGTAACTGAGAGATGGCGAACAGATATGACCTCAGACTCTTGGCTTTCAAAAAATGTCAGACCTATGGTCCTTATATTTTTGATAATTTGCACAATGCTATTAATTTTTATAGAGGCAGGTTCAATAAAGTTTGAAGTAAAAGAAGAATGGATATCTCTTTTACAATTAATTTTAGCAACTGTTATTGCTTCTTATTTTGGAGGAAGGTCTTGGGAAAAGATAAAAAATAAAAAATAGTATCTTTGTATAAATTAAATTAAATAAAAATGAGTAAAGAAGTAAAATTAACAGAAGAAGAATTAAAAAGCTTAAGAGAAGCAACTGATTCTTTAAATAAAGTAAAGTTAGCTTTAGGTAACCTAGAGGTTCAAAAGCTAGAATATTATGGTCAAATAAATGCTTTGACCCAACAGTTTAATAAGTTAGAATTAGAACTTATAGAAAAATATGGAAAAGACTCTGTCATTAACATACAGACAGGGGAAGTAAAAAAGAAATAATATGGCTAAAATATCTACCTATGTAATTGATTCCACACCTCAACTTACTGATAAAGTTATTGGTACGGATGTTAATGATAATAATATAACTAAGAACTATACCATAGGTGATATAATAAGTTTAGTTCCACCAATTCCAAGTGTAGTTACAGATTTATTTATTCCTATATCTAATGGAGTTGATTATGTGGATTCAGTAATAACACAAGATTCCACAACCGTACCAACTACGATTAATGTAAACGGATTAATTGGAATAACCGGAACAGGCGAATCAGTATTTGTTGGAAAAAACGCAGGAGTTTTATCAGATAAAACTGTTGCTCAGTTTAATGTCGGTATAGGAGATTCTGCATTAGAATCATTTATGTCAGGAACAAACCCTGTTAGTGGTCTTCCTGAACCCGGTGCAAATGTTGCTTTGGGTGTAGGAGCTTTAGCTAAAACAACTGATGGAACAAATAATGTTGCTATTGGGGTTGATTCTTTAAAAGAAAATACAGAAGGATTTAATAATGTTGCTATATCTAAAAATGCACTAGGCTCATCAGTCAATGCAGCCACCCAAGGAATAACTCTCAACGAAGGAAGCATAGGGATAGGTTTTTCTGCAGGTAATCCCAATACAGGCTCCGAGTTGCCTAACGGGCATATAAATGACACAATTGTAGGTCATCAAGCTATGGCGGATGTATTTTATACTGCAGGTGCTACGCCTACGCAAAATACCGTATTAGGTATGAGGGCTTTCAGAAATGTAGGTATAACCGGTTATGGTGCTTCTCTTACAGGAAATGTAGTAATTGGAGCCTCTGCAGGATTAGGAATAAAAGCAGGAGTTCAATCAGCTAACCCGGGTCAAGGAGACCAACAAAACCTTACAGCAACAAACAATGTCTTTATTGGTAAAAATGCAGGAAACAATGTTCGAAGCACAACTATTCAAAACAATATAATATTAGGTGCAACAGGAAATAATGCCAAATATATATCAAGAGGAAATTTTATTGTTGAAACAGGGGGAGCAGGAAACCAACTAGGAAACTCTACAACGGGTCGTGCAGTAGATGATAACTTTATTGTAGGTAGCAGAACTGCCGCATTCACCGATAAAAACATTTGTATAAACCCAAACAGATATAGTGTAAACCAAGCACAACCAAATCAGTTTGGAACACCGAATATTGCAAATGCTAATGGACTCAATGCTGTTATTAATAATATTATTCTTGGAGATAAGGTTAGTAAAATAACAAATCAGTATTCAAACAACAAGTTGACCTTTGAAGACCCACAAGGTCTCGCAGTATCTGTAGGTAACATACAGGGTGCTTTTATTGTTAACTCAACACAGACTTCTATGCTATCAAATAATGATGCAACCATGGAAGGCAATGTTGTTATTAATGGTGATAGCAACTCTTTTACAAGTAATCTAACTTCGACAGATTTTAACCACAACAGAAATAATTATGTTCTCGGTAGTACAAATGTACAATTAGTAGATTCAGGGCGTAACTTTATTTTTGCGTCTGAATTTCCAAATCCAACTCAGTTACAATTTCTCAACCAAAACTTTATGTTTGGTGTTGTAAACTACAACGGAGGTCAATCAATATCCGGTAACCTTGGGGATTATAACTTTTTATTCAATACGGACAGTCTTACTCTTACAGGAGATAATAATAATGTGTGGGGAGTTGGTTCCTTAGCAATTGCGGGTAACAAGAATACATCATTCAACTCAACCGGAGATATTAGTGGTGAAGGTAATGTTCTTTTAGCCGGTACAGGTCACGCAGTTACAGGAAACAATAATATTCTTGCAGGTACTAATTTAACTACAGCTAGTGGCTCACAAAGAACTTTAAGTATAGGGTTTGGTAATAATCTCGGTTTAAATTCAGCCGCCAACAATAGTGTGGCGATAGGGAACAATGCAATAATTGATGGTGGAGCTAATACTGCTGTTTTTGGTAACAACCTAAAGGCAGACGGAGGAAATACTGTTGTGGTGGGACAAAACAATGACGACACGGTAAATCCTAATCAAGGTAAATCATCGTTTCAAGTTGGTATAGGTTCAGGTACAGGAAACAGAGGTAATGCTTTAAATGTAGTAAGGGCGGCAAATCCTTTGAAGGGGATTATATACATGGACCAATTGGTCAATCAAAACTACGCAGACGATACCGCAGCAGGACAAGCAGGAATTGGATTAGGAGGATTATATCATACCAACGGAGTAGTAAAAATAAATATTACACCGTAATTTAATTTTAAATTAAATGGACATTCGAAAAATCTCAGTAGGTCCTGATTATAAGTCAGGAGGTATGCACTATATAGTTGGGCAGTCTGTTCTAAACGGTGGCTACGAGATTCATTTAATTAAATACAGCCAAGAAGAGGACGCATATCAGATTTTTATATTAGACACAAGCGAAGGTGAAGTTTTGTTGTGGAAGCAATTTAATTCTACTATGCCCGTTACTCTTGAGTTTAATATAAATTTTTAATGAAATCACCTACACAATTTCTTGTCAAACCCAAAGGCAATCAAAGATATAGCAACACAAAACAATACGAGGGATTAAACTTAATTCTTGATACTTCTGAAGAGTCTGCATCTTTTTCTAATAGAGAAGCAATTGTTATTGAGACTCCAATAATGTATGACGGTCCTGTTGAAAAGGGTGATATACTTTTGGTTCATCACAATGTCTTTAAGTTTTATAATGATATGTATGGCAAAAGACAAAGTGGTAAGAGTTATTTCAAAGACAACACATTTTTTGTGGATGAAACTCAATATTATATGTATTATAAAAATAATGAGTGGAACGCTGTTGACCCTTTTTGTTTTGTTTCGCCTTTACCTGCAATTAAAACTTATATATATAAACCATTTTCAAATGAACCATTAATGGGTGTGATGGAATATCCTGCAGAATCTATAAAAAAACATGGGATAAAAAAAGGAGATATTGTTACCTTTATGCCCGACTCAGAATATGAATTTAAATTTAACAACAATAAATTGTATAGAATTAGAACTAGTAATATAGTTGCATATGAACCTCAAAGAAACAAAGCTTAAAATAATAAACGCAGGATACAGAGCTGTAGAGCAACTTATAAAAGTTGCAAAGGAAGATATAATAAAACCCGACCCGGATGATGAGTTAGCAGCAGATAGGTTGAAAAACGCTGCTGCCACAAAAAAATTATGTATCATGGATGCATTTGAAATATTAAATAAGATAGAAGCAGAAAAAGAAGCTTTAGAAATTGTAAACGAGCCTTCTAATTCTAAGCAAGGTTTTGCAGAAAGAAACTCTAAATGATAAAAGAATTAAAAAATTATATACCAAAATCAGTTCTTGTAAATAAAAACAGGGCTAGAACTTGGCTATATGGATATAATTTAAAATATGATTTGGTTATCATTTCAAAGACAGGTCAGATAGGAAGGGTGATAGAAATATCAAATGTCCGAATCGGATTACCAAAAGCCCCAAAACAAATACACAAAAGACATGAAAAAAAATATGAGCAGTATTGGGAAAGAAGGGAAACCCCAAAACAATTAGACAAAATTCGTTCTATATTTCAATGGAATGAAATGCCAAGAGATTTTAAAAATCGTTGGGTTGATTATATAGAAAAAGAATTTGAATATCGTGATGAAGGTTATTGGTTCTACAATAATGGAAAGCCAACATATATAACAGGTTCTCACTATATGTATTTACAATGGACAAAGATTGATGTGGGATATCCTGATTTCAGAGAAGCCAATCGGGCTTTGTATTTATTTTGGGAGGCGTGTAAGGCAGACTCAAGAAGTTATGGAATGATATATTTAAAAATCAGAAGGTCAGGCTTTTCATATATGAGTTCTTCAGAGTGTGTTAACAAAGCTACAATATCAAAAGATTCAAGAATAGGTATACTTTCTAAAACAGGAGCAGATGCAAAAAAAATGTTTACTGACAAAGTAGTTCCTATATCAAACAGTCTTCCGTTCTTTTTCAAACCTATTCAAGATGGAATGGACAAACCCAAATCTGAACTAGCATATAGAGTTCCTGCTTCAAAAATTACCAAGAAAAATATGCACGAGGTTTTTGAGGATGATTTAGAAGGTTTGGATACCACGATTGATTGGAAAAATACTGATGACAACTCATATGATCTC